AAGTGCGTTTGGATATCCAAACGCTATGCTTGCAAAACCAGTTCCACTAATTTCCCTCGATACTCCCTTCTTCTAAAATCAATGATAATTATAACATTGCCAATTTTGTAAAGTAATAATCAACTTAAAATATAGACGACAAACAATAAAACCATGATACTGTTACAAAAAGCAGTAGCATGGTTTCTTTATATTTCATTATAGATTTTCTCTATCTATCATATTTTCTATTGTTTCTGAGAAACAACACTCTTTCAAATCAATACTTTTGTCCATCTTCACAAGATTTGTATATTTCTCATCTGTATAGTGTTTTGATATTACAGCAAATACTTTATATGTAGGCTGTGCTGTTACATCTCTGATGTCCTTTTTCAGCAATGTGTTCGGTACATTTAATTTCGTATTTTTATCTTTTACGAAGCCAATACAACCACATATATTCCCGGCAGCTTTTTCTGTATATAATTTCGGTCCTCGATCTGTAAATTCTCCTATCATTGTTACGTTTTTCTTAATAAGCATCATACGTTCCAATATATCCAATTTTTGCCCCGTAGAGCCATCTTTTGCAAAAACAAAATCGGCAATTCATGGTTGACAAACGCCGCTTTCCATGGTATACTAATCGACGTTGACGGGGCATTAGCGCAGTTGGTAGCGCACAACACTGGCAGTGTTGGGGTCACGAGTTCGAGTCTCGTACGCTCCACCATTTAAATCAAATTCGAACACGTCTGTATTGCTTATGGGTAGAGTGTTTTGACTATTTTGACCACTATAATTGTATGAAATAATTATTTTATTTTCAAAAACTTTTACTTCATTAATAAAGCTATTTATTATTTTTCTTTGATACTCAATATCATTAACATCACCATCTTTGAATTTTTGCAGCCAATATATGACATGTTCTTTTTTAACCTTAGGGGTCTCAAGGCGTCGTTGTTCTATATATATTTCGTTATCCAACTGTTTTTTTCGTTTTTCTAACTCTTGCATTCGCGCTTTTGTAGTATCTGTAAAAATACCATTTTCGATGGCTTTTAATATGTTATTTAATGCCTTTCCGGTGTCTTTTAATTGGCGTTTCAAACCATCGAGCACTGTTGTATCTGCTTCTCTTTCTTGTAAAATAACAATTTGCTCTGCTATAAACTCTATAATTTCATCTTTTAAAAGAGTCTTTTTAGCATCATTTACGACAAGATATTCGATAAAATCTTTTTTTATAGATTTTTTATTGCAGTTTTTTTTGCTTTTTCTGTTTAGACAAGAATAGTAGTAATATTTCTTTCCACTTTTACTTGTGCCGCTGTCTCCAACCATATTTGCATTATCTAAACCGCACTTTAATTTGCCGGTTAACAAAAAATCTATACTTTCTGTTTTTGATTTATGAGGTGTCTGGTGATTTTTTTTCATCATTTCGTTGGCCTTATCAAATAACTCTTTTGTTATTGTTGTTTCAAAGTGTGAGATATGTTCTTTTAAAATAATTTCGCCTTTTTCTTCTATTTCATATTTATATCTGTAGATTCCTATGAATTTTTCATTACGAAGTAAATGCGGCAAAGAGGACTTGTTAAAGGGGTTTCCGTCAATTGTTCTATAGCCTCTTGCATTCAAATCTTTGCAAATTGATACTGCTGATTCCCCGTTGGTATATCTTTCGAATATTTCTTTTATTACAGGTGCTTTATCAGGGTCAGGAGCTAAAGTGCCGTCTTGTTTCTTTATGATTCCAAAAGGCAGTTTTCCCCCTATCCACTTACCTTGCATAGCAGTCTCTCTCCGGCCTCGTTTAAACTTTCTTGACTGTTCTTTTGAATAATATTCGTCCAGAACCTCAAGAAAACCTTCTAAAATTTCGCCTTCCGGGCCGTCACTAATCTGTTGTTTTGCATATATTATTTTTACGCCTGCTTTTTTGAGTTGGTGCTTATATACAGCGCAATCATAACGATTACGAGAAAATCTATCTGTAGAATAAACAAAAAGATAATTGAACAGACCTTTTTTTGCATCCTGAATCATTTTTAAAAATTCAGGACGATTGGCTGTTCTGCCCGTCATTGCTTCGTCATAGTATTCATACAGGATAGGAATATCATAACTTTCGGCACATTTATAACAATCTCTAAACTGCCCGGTTATACTTTCTTTACGTTGGTTTTCGCTGCTGTATCTTCCATATACAGCACCACGTTTTATAATCTCTTCGTCTTCTTTCATAATCTGCAGTTACACAATCCTTTCAATAAACATATTTTACTTTGTACGGCTATAAATTGCCATAATTTAGCTTCTGGACTTTTACAATTTATCATATCCACTTTAAATAACAATAAAAACGCCCCTCTAAACGTTTTACTTTTACATAAATGTAACCATAATGTTGTTGTCCGGGCTTGTTACAAAATTAAATGAGGTATGAAAAGATGAGTGAAACAACAATTACGCTGGGTAAGAGAATCAAGGAGTTAGTAAGAAAAGGTTTTAATTTTGCAAACACATGCAGGGTATTTACTTTTATCTTTTTTACATGGCTGATTATGGAGTGCTTTTTTGAAATTATTGAAATGCAGTATCACTACTACGCCAACACAACAACATCTCTTGAGTTTATATCAGGAAAGAAAATAGACAGATATGATGGCAGTCAGTTTGAAGAAGAAACCACTGAACAAAAGCTTGTAAGAAAGATGAACAAAAAGAATCGTTTTAGATTAAGAGATTTAAGACATGGGTACAGGCAGCTATTTCCATAAGGATTGAAACTATCAAAAATTGTGGTATATTATAAATATAGGGGCAAGCCCTAAAGAATGGCAGTTCCTTAGGACTTGGCTTCGACCCTATAAGAATAACAAAACAATTTTAAGAGTCGCTATTACCGCAATAATAGCGGCTTTTATTATTTGTTTTATTCTCATATTCTCACCCCCTTTCCAGCCGATTTCTCCGTAATCGAGTGTGCCGGCGGGAGTGTGGTCTTACCCTTTACATATTATATAGGTAAATTTGTTATGGTGTAAATCTATTCTTCATCATAATGATCTTTTTGAGGCAATATGTTATAAACATCACTTAATTCGAATAATTCGTTTAACAATCTACTATTACTCGTATTTGCATCATCTACAATAAAATTTATCTTATTCATTTGCGTAATTAATGCTTGGTTTTGTAATTTCAACGGAAAAAATGCAAAAATTAAAAAACTTATTACTGTAATAATGTAGAAAGGTGTAATTTTATTAAAATCAAGATTAATATCATTCTTGTCATCGGCTAATGCTTGAAATATAGAACCGGAAATAGCATGTAATATAAGAAAAGCGAATGCATACGCAAGCATATTTAAAAAACTAGTGAGTAAAGAAACATGAAAAATTGATTTATATTCAATTGATTGGTATTTATATGCAAATGTGCCTATGATAATTAACACAAAATACCAAAACCAGTTTGTATTTTTATATCTTTCGTAAAAATTTTTTATCAAATCAGCTTATTCTCTTTAGCCTTCTTAAGAAATTCTAACATTTTTTGCTCTTCGGGTGACAACATTTGTGTAACGGAGCCAGAATCGCCTGTAAGCTCACCATCAACCCAGAGGTCTATTGGTATTCCTGAATAAGATTTTAAAGCTCTCAGCTCGGCGAGAGTGGGCTCTGATTTATCAAGTCCTAGTTCTTCTACGCGACTTTCCGAGGTATCTATAATTTTTGCAATCTCATCATCCATGAGATTTTCTTCTGCTTGATAGTAATTGAGACGTTTTCCGAAAGTTTTGCGTTCCTTAAAAGCTTGTTCGTACTTTTGCTGTTTCTCTGATTTTTGAGGAAGGAACATAGGGCCTATTCCAAGTAATAACCAAGTTGGATTGAAATAGAACATTTGTGCAAGATTTATCAAATTTTCTTGTGTCAAATCTCTTTTACCTGTTTCATAATTCCAATATGCACGAAAAGATATACCAAGTCGTTCTGCCATTTGCTCCTGACTTAGCTTTGATATTATTCTTGCTTCTTTAAGTCTTGTATTAATAGTCATTTTTTTATTTTGTTAAAATTTATGAACAAATGTGCTTGACATTTTATGAACATTTGTGCATAATATTTCCATAAAGAACAAAAAGGAACTTTACTAAATGGAAAAATCTATTAGAACTAGTCTTTCCGAAGAACTTTTCGAAAAAGTTCAGGAAATGCGAGATAGTGGGTTAAATGTTTCTCAACTTATTAGAAACTTTTTAGCTAACTATCCTCTAGAACAAAACAAGGAGAGAATCGCTTAAACGATATCTCCCCTTAAATTATTCCGTAAGAATATCTTACCAAAAACACAATAAAAAGACTCCTATAAAGGGTCTATTTGTAATGCAAAATTTACAAAAGTTTTTAAATATGGAACCCAATAATGGCAGAAATCAACCCAAAAGAAATACCTAAAATAGAATTTCAATTGCACGCAAGATGCTTGCTAAGAAAAGTTGAACAATACTTCGAAGACCCGGTACATCAAAAAGAATATAAAGCGTGGCTAAGAGAATACAAGAGAAGTAAAAAACAAACAGCATAAGGAGCAAACAGCATGACAAACAAAGAATTTATATCAATCTGCATAGACGCGTTGTTGACAGTTGTGTTCTTTGTGGCGGCATATATCTTCTTTTGTGCTGCAGAACCGTTTTTGCAACTTTTACAGGGGGTGCACTAATGTACAATAACGAAACTTTATTAGAAATGCTGAATATAGCAACTAATTTTATGAATGAGCAGGAAGCCTGCTGTTACTGTGTACATAGAGACTATCCATCAGATTGCTCACACACGGATGAATGCTGCAAAGAAGGTATTTTCGAAGGGCTCAAACGAATGGCACAAAAGAATGTAAAGAAGGTGTCTTAATGTTTACACAAGAAGAACGTATGAGCTACATTGGCGGTTCAGATATAGCTGCTGTTATGGGCCAGAGCCGGTGGTCAACGCCTTACAGATTATGGGCAGAGAAAACAGGCAAGATAAAAACCGATTTATCAACCAATGAATCTGTAGAGATGGGAACAAGACTTGAGGGCTTTGTGGCTGATTTATTTAGTGAAAAAACAGGTAAGCAAGTCAGAAAGGCGCCTAAGACATACATCCATCCGGATTATCCTTTTTTAGTTGCTCATGTTGACCGACTTGTGACAGGTACAGATGAATTGTTGGAGTGCAAAACCTGTTCTGCATATAAGTTGGAAGAATGGGAGAATAAAATTCCTAAAGAGTATGTTTTACAGGTTATCTGGTACCTGGGAATAACAGGACGTAAAACAGGCTGGATAGCTTGCTTGATAGGCGGGCAGAAGTTTGATTACAAGCCCATAGAATTTGACAAAGACCTCTTTAATATGATGGTTGAAAAGTCCCTTAAATTCTGGAAGATGGTTCAAGATAGAGTTCCGCCTGTTATTATGCCCGAAGATGATGAGGTTCTGGCACAGATTTATTCATATCATACAGCTGACCTCGTTCAGGTCCAGGAAATGGACGAAAGGGTTGCTTATCTGCAAGAAATAAAAATGCACATTGATGAATTGCAAAAAGAAAAAAGAGAAATTGAAACAGAGCTCAAAACTATGATTGCAGACAAGGCCGGGCTTATCACTGACAAGTATAAAGTTACGTGGAAATCTCAAATTCAGCGAAGAATCGACACTGAAACATTTAAAAATGAAAACCCTGATTTAGCACAGCGATATATGTGTGAAAAAACAATAAGGGTTATGAGAATTACTAAAAACAAGGAGACCGAATAATGGCACAAAACGCAATAGTAGAAACAATACCGCAGCTGTCTTTAATCAATGACTTAGATGTAAATCTTGTTTCAGCAACACTTACAAAGGTTAAAACGCTTCAAAGCACATTAAAAAACATACTTACAGAAAACCACGATTACGGTAAAATTCAAGGCTGCGGAGACAAACCCACACTTTTAAAACCGGGGGCGGAGAAAATCCTTATGGCTTTAAGTATTACCTCAAGTTACGAACTTGTTGAACACACTGAAAGTTTTGAGGACAAAGGCTTTTTTGCTTACACAGTAAAATGTACGCTGCTCAAGAACGGTCAAAAGATAACCGAGGGCTTAGGCCATGCAAACTCAAAAGAAAAAAAATGGGCTTACGAATTTGTATATGAAAAAGACCTCCCGCCCGGAACTGACAAAGAACTATTGAAAAAGAGAAAGATTGAATCAGCAAAGGGTACTTTTTACAAATATGAGATAGAAGCTGATGCCAATTCAAAAGCCAACACCATCCTTAAAATGGCAAAAAAGCGTGCGCAAATTGACGCAGTATTGACAGTTGCAAGTCTTTCAGAAATATTTACTCAAGATTTTGATGACCTGCCTTCTGAAACCCAACCAACAGTGCAGCCAGTAGTAAACAAAATTAAGCAGGATACACAAGCTGCAAAAGAGTTCTACTGTGACAATTGCGGTGCTGGAATAACCGAGAAAGTGGCTAATTACTCAACAGAAAAATTCGGCAGGACTTTATGTATGGCCTGTCAAAAAACAATTAACTCTTAACTCCTTCTCCAAGATAATGGAACATCTTCAGGGGCATATCCATCATGCCAGACCCGAATATATGCCCCTTTTTCTTATCAGATATCAGAGCAGAAGAATGTATAAAAAACAGATAGAACCAACAATATTACGAAGATGGACAATGTCGGCAAAGGAATGCCTGGACAGAGGCTGCGTGTGCGACGGCTGTAAGTACAGCGAATATTTTAAAGGCACAAGATACAAATGCCAGATGAAAAAATACGTAATAGCACTGGTTAAAAAATTCGGACATCCGAAAGACGTTCAAACAAAAACAATAATAGGTGAAAAATGAGCGGTTGGATAAGTATACACAGAAAAATACTTAATAATATTCTCTGGCAGGACAAACCGTTCAGCAAGGGGCAGGCCTGGGTTGACCTACTGCTCATTACAAATCATAAAACAGGCTTGTTGAAAGTCAAAAACGGGTTGACCGTTGAAATTCAAAGAGGCGAATGCGGATATTCCGAGGTCGCATTGGCAGAAAGATGGGGCTGGAGCCGCGGAAAAGTTAGGCGCTTCATACATTACTTAAAATGCGAAAAAATGATACAGCAAAAAAATGTTGAAAATCGTTTAATAATCGAGGTTTGCAACTACGACCAATTCCAAACAGCACACCAAACGGTACACCAAACAGTACAGCAAACGGACACAAACAATAATGATAATAAGGATAACAATATAGAAGATGAAGAAGAAGAAAAAAGTGCCATTCAAATTTTGAAAAATTGGTACGGACAAGAATACAGAAATGTACATCTGACAGACAAAGAGTATCAAAAACTATTGGCATTCACGTTGAGTGAAAAAGCGTTGAGCCAGCTGATAGAAGACCTTTCAAAAAGGATAGCCGAAGGCAAAGAAAAAAACTGGTCAAAAGATACACCAAATATCCACTATGCACGTTTAAAAGCATACTGGGACTACCGGAGAAAAAATCCGGATAAATTCAGGCAACAAAATACAAAGGAGACAGACATTGAGCACAGTTACAACGGTTTTGCTTAAACAATACGAAAGAGAAATCCTCTCGATGATACTGGGCGACAAACTCGGGAACAAAGATTCAATTATAAACTCACTGCTGCCTGAAATGTTTACTCAAAGCTTTCATCGCACTGTATTTGAGGTGTGCCAGCACCTGAAAAATACACATCAGGAGGTTAACAAGTTTGCGATTATGGAGATAATCGGCAATGAAGAACAGGCAAAAGTAATTGAACAGATTTATGATGAGTTTGTTGGCAATGTAAACTATGCGTATTTTGTAAAAAAGCTGCAAAATGCCTATATCGACAGACTCATTAAAGAGGCCTCTTCAACAGCAGACCTTGAAAAAATCCAGGAGGTTAGAGACTTTTGTGCCGATGCATCAAGCATTGTGCACATCTCTGACGGAGCAGAAAGTTTAATCTGTGACTATTATGATAAACAGGAAAACGCTGTTTTAACAGGCTATAAATCAATCGATAGCAAAATAGGCAGTCTCTTTGGCGGTGATTATGTCGTTATTGCAGGTGCCACATCCATGGGCAAAACATGTTTTGCATTAAACCTGCTTAGAAAAATGGCGGAAAGAAATACAAAATGTCTGGTTTTTAGCTACGAAATGGGGAAAGCCTCTTTACAAAACAGGCTTATTTGCTCTGAAACCGGCATAGGCTCATGGAAATTTAGAGCCTTTAACTTGAATGCGAATGAGCAGAACAAGTATCAGGAAGCAGCCGAAAATTTGAAATACTTTCCTATCTATCTTTGTACTGACCCGGATGTAGACATGGAAAAGATGAGGAAAATCTGCAAAAAATCAGATGCGGATGTAATTTTTATTGATTATTTAGGGCTAATCCCTAACAAACACGGCAGAACTGTATATGAAAAAGTCAGCGAAAACTCCCGTGCGATAAAAATGCTTGCAAAAGAAACAGGTAAACCTTTTATTGTTCTTGTCCAGCTTAGCAGAGCAATAAAAGAACGCAAAGACAAAACACCTCTGCTTTCAGACTTAAAAGACTCCGGACAAATAGAAAACGATGCGGATATAGTCAGTTTTGTTTACCGCCCGGGATATTACGACAAAGAAACAAGCCAGTCGCTGTTGTATTTTATTACCGCAAAAAATAGAAACGGTGAATCAAATGTTGTTACGCCGCTTCGGATAGATTTACAAGCACAAAGGATTTTTGACGATGGTGAGCATTATTAAAGTTTTCAAGGTTTTAAACCCTGTTTTGGGGAATTTTAAATTATTTCAAATATCCCTCAATAATTATCTGAAAAAAGTACATGAGGAGAAATGCAAAACAGTTGAATTGATATCTCAAATCGATAGAAAGGCTAACAGATGAGCTACATAGGTTTTATGAGAAACACAGTCAGTCATATAGAAAAGCTTTTTAACAAATATATGGAAAATTCAAAGAGCTATCCCTCGTCACTCGAAAAAGAAGATTACAAAAACTTTGTTTTCCAAATGGAACGCATCCACAGATATGGCGAGATAGAAGATGAAAAAGAATACAAAAAGCTTATGAAACGATTGAAAGAACACGATTTAACAACAGTTGTAGAACTAAGAAAGGCGATAAAATGAAATTACAAGAACTAGAAAAGAAATACGAAGAACTCGGCAAAGAAATTGAGAAGCTGAAAAACGAGAAGAAAGGCAAGAGGTGGAAGCCTGATAAGAATGACGACTATTATGTAATCCGTCACGGGCGTATAATGTTTGACTGTAATAAAATTCAAAAAGTGACTGACTGGGATTATTCTCAAGGCAACTGTTTCAAAACTAGGCACGAAGCCGAAGAACACCTTGAAAACCTCAAGACAAAAGCAGAGCTAAGAGCGTTGGCAGAAGAGTTGAATGGCGATGAGGTTATTGATTGGAACGACGGCGAGCAATGGAAATATTGTATTTTTTACACATCCAGAGGAAACTACATTGATAGTGATGAAATGTGCGCCTGTCAAAGTCAAGGTGCAATCTATTGTTTAGACCCCGACTTTCTAGACAAAGCCATTAAGCGCATAGGCGAAGAACGTTTGATTAAGATGATTAAGAGCGGGGTGTAGGATGGCTTATCTATTTATCTACCTGATACAACTGTCTACTATAATGGCGGCATTGATAGGGCTTTGCTCAATGGGTTCAGTCCTAG